TGCCAAGCTTGACGCAATCTTCACAGATAAGTCCATGACACGACCTGCACAAACCGCCCATATCTGCTGGGTCGCAGAACGGTTTAATAAAAACGACCCTACAGCAATGCTTACATGAGAAGGTGTCGCATTCCTTATCGTTGCCCCATGGGCCGCCGAAGACTCGCCCCTTGCCCATGCCCGGGCCGCGCCCGAAATAGCCGCCGCCGGGCGGTCCCGGCGACGGGGCGAGGGGCAAATCCGAGACGAGATCCCCGATAGAAAGATAGCCTGTAGGGCGGCGCAAGAGCTTATTGCTCCTGGAAGTAGATCGTCCCGCCTGCTTGCCCGGTATAGCCCGCCGATTGCGTCGCGAAGCGGCATCCGATCGACGCCGTGGCGGGCATGGTCAGCTCAGCGCCCGATCCCAAGTACGTCTGCCAGCGATACGGCGCGCGCTGATTGAGGTACATATCGAACAACGGCGTCGCTGTGACCGTGCCAGGCTCAGCCGTCAGGTTCGTCAGGCAGGTCGTGACGCACGCGGCGTCGGCGAGATCGGTCACAGTGGGCACGAAAGCGGTTCCGATGCCGACCGTGCCGGTATAGCGCGCCATGTTGAACTCGATGTTGGTATCCGTCGAGCTAGGGGCCGCGCCTTGCGATACGTTGATGTCGAAGACCTTGAAGCGGCGCATCGATGACGCCGGGCAAGCCAGCGTGATGAAGGACTTAAGCGAGCTGGTAAGGGTTGCTTGTTGCCCGGATGCCGAGTAGACCGCCATTGCTATCTTTCCTCATGAAGCGGTGAATTCGAGATCCTTTCCCCTTAATGTCCCTGCGAGATGTGGGCGCGGCTTTCTTTGGGCCGTCGAGGCTATGCTACCTCATTTTTTTGCTAAGCGTTAGCCGCCGAAATCGAAAAGGATTGAACCGGCAAATTAAGCCCGGGCGCAAGATTGGTGGTGCCCAACACCATCTCAGCGGTTGGCCACAAGAAAGACCAAAGCGCGCTGCCGTCAGCAATATTGGTTCCTGTTCCGCTCGGCCCCGATCCAACAGACGCCGACACCCCGGCCCCAACACAGCTATAAACGCCGTTAATGTTGTTGATGTTCTGTCCTAGCGCGTAACTGACAGACCTCTGCCATGGCTCGCTGCAAAAGCCCTGGACATGGCATGTCGGCACCGAATCGTACAACCGAAAGGATTGCGCGAACCCGCCTTGCGACGCTACGCCAATCCAATCACCAATCTTGGACGCCACGCCATTCGCCGCCGATAATGGGCTGGATGGCAGATTGATCGTGCAAAGCAAGGTGGAAGGATCGGCTGCGGCGACGTTGAGCGGCGGATCGGCGGCGAATATCTTCAAAAGCGGGATTCCGCCTTGCGCTGTCAGGATGGCGTTGATCTGCGCAACCCGCAGAGTCCTTAAGGCGACGCTTTCTTGCATGGCATCCTCTTTGCGTCAGCTATGACACAATTGCGCTAGTGCACTTAATGGTAACCTGATTGTTTGGCGCAATTGAAGCCGCATCCCCGCTCAGACCATTAAGAAGCACCGATGTCACCCTGGTCACCCCCGGAACAATATAAGCCCAAGACGCCAAAATGGCGAAGTCCAAGCCATTGCCTAAGCCGAGCAGATTGATGTTATCTTCAAGCGCCTGCGCAACCAACCCGCAAACTGTGTTGTGGTCGTATCCGGAACTAGTCGCTATAATCATCGATACAACAACATCGTTAACCAGCGGCGGAAAACACCCGGCTTGCACGCCAAGCGGGCGCACCGAATTTACCGCCGCAGTCACCGCCGTCATGAAATCTCCGGAAGGCGCGCCGGATCCATCATCGGCGACGACATAGTAGTATCCGGGGCGCCAGTTCCCCGCGTAATCGAAATCTTCTGTCAGCGTCCATTGCACCGTTATGCCGGTGCTCAAGATGGCGTATTCGGTTCCGAAATAATCCCCCCGAGAAAGCCCAAGGATGAAAGCGGCGAAGCGATCCTTGAGGCGCTGGTCCGGCTCGCTATCGAAGCCGTTCAAGAGCGCCGCCGGATTGGTGACGATATCGAGTCCGGTAAGCGGCGAAGCGAACTGATTGATAGCTCCGGCGATCACATTGCCATCCGCCCCGGCCGCGATCGCCAGGATGGGGACCTGGATTGATCGCGTATTCGCTGCGAGCGTATAGCCGCTAAGGGCGGCTGACCAGCCGGTGAATGTCGGGTTGGCGGTCACTGTATATTTCTGATCGCCGTCTTGCGTCTGGAACAACGATCCGACCGGAATGAAGACGGTTGTATTGCTGACCGTCGTTCGCGACAAGAGCGCTACCCCGGAAGCGGCTTGCGCTCGCAGCCGATAAACCTGGAAATCGCCGGTGAAGGTATCGACGTCTTCGCCGCTCGCTGTCGAAAGCCGCGCCGCTTGCAGCAAGAGCAGCACCATCGCCTGGAACCACAGGAACAGCCCGGCGAAGCCCTCGGCGATGGCGCGAAGCGGCGAGCCTTGCCCGAAGTCGATGAGCCTTGACGCCCGCCCCTGGATACCAGTCGAAATGTTGGTGACGATTTGATTGAAGCTTCGGGTGGGTAAGGTCGCCACGGCGCAATCCTACACTGTGATGTTGAACTGAACCGCCGCGCCGGTCTGCGCGCTGATGTACCGAATATCGATCGACACCATGCCGGGGATGACCTCGGCGACGCCGACGATCGGCGGCGGGATTTGGGCGACCGATGATTCCATGCCAACTTGCGCCCGACAAATCGCTTCGATCTGGGTAGGCTGCCAAGGATCGCCGATCTTCTGCGGGAGCCCGGCCCCGTATTCTGGATGCCAAATGTAGTCTTGAACCGCAGTGAAGAGCCGACGCATGAGCCGCTGGCGCGCTTCGTCGTCGCCATCCACAAGGACTAAGCCGCCCTTCGGCGAGACGTGGAAATCGTCGTTCCAATCGAGCCAGAAATCGGTCATCAGGTCCCCTTGCTTTAAACGAGGATAGCGTAAGAGAATTTTCTGTTCGCAACTCCATTGTTCTCATGAGTCACGACGAAACTGCCAGACCCCATTTGATAGTAGGGCGGCGGATTTTCTTTCGACGTAAGCGCGGCTTCTATCGTCAAAGGCGCGGGCGCGCCAAGAAATTTGCTTGATGTGGTTACGCCCGCCGCTTGCACTGTCGTCGTCGAAGCGGTCGTGGAAAGAACGTAAGTCCCCGTTACGATATTATTTAGGCCAAAGCCGCCGCCGCCCCCGCCGCCGCCGCCGCCCCCGCCGCCGCCGCCGCCCCCGCCCCCGCTCGGCGCATTAAGGCCGGAAAAGGAAGCGGCGCTAATGTTGCCGCTACAGCGAATGTTGCCGTTGCAATTGATGTCGCCTTGGCAGTTGGTTTTGCCGTTGTGGTTGATTTGCGGCGCGTCGGTATCGTGGGACTGCTCGGCTTTGGCGGTGATCTTGCCTTGATCGCTTAAAGTGTGGCTGGCTTTCTCGCCGCTGCCATAGGTCGCTGTCTTAAGCGTGCCCGCATTAACGTCCATCTCCATTTTATGCTTGGGCTGGCTGCCGCCTTTGAAAGACTGAACGGTCAGCTTTTTGCCCTGGTTGTCCATGGTCATGTTGTGCTGCTGATCGTCACTGCCGTCTTGGTAGGTATCGACCGTCAACGACTTCTTGTTGCGGTCCATCTTGATTTGCGTGAACTTCTTGGCTTGGCTTTGCTTCGCCTCCGATCCGGGATCGCCTTGCGACGTATCCGGCTGCGCCCGGCCGCCGCCGCCTTGCCCGCCTTGCCCCTGCCCGCCTTGCCCTTTTTGATAAGTCGTGATGGTGTGATGGTTGTCCTTGCCGCTAACTTCGTGGATCGAGAACGGATCGGGCGATTCTTGGGAATTTGGATCGGCGGGGTCCTGTCCTTGCTGCCTGCTCTCCTGCTGAAAGCAGGTAGTCTTCATCTTGCCTTTGCCGTCGAACTGGATATGGCAAGACTGCGGCTTTAACGGCGGCGCGTTCTTAAGCGGGCTCTTCTGCCCGCTTCCGCCGCCGCTGGGCTGAACCGCCCCGCTTTGCTGCCCGCCTTGCTGCTGCTGCCCTTGCTGGTTTTGGTCATCCTGGTTCGAAGTCTTGTCGTAGATGTGGAACTTGCCCTTCTTGTCGAAAAAGATGCGGGCGCCGAGCGAATGCATCATCAGCATTTCGCCCGCTTCTACCTTCGGCGGGCGATCGGTGTCATTGTGGATGCGGCGCACGATCATGCCCGCCTCCTTGTCGCCTTCCTGGTAGCGCACAGCCACCATATCGCCCTGGTACTGGCTTTGCTGCCCGCCGCCCCCTTGCTGCCCGCCGCCCCCGCTTCCGCCCGCCTGCGAGCTTCCCTGCCCGCCTGATTGGCTTCCGGCGCCGCCTTGCCCGTCGCCCTTGCCGCTGCCGGGCGATAGCCCGACCAGCATGCCCCAGCCGTTGCCGCTATGCCCCTCCTCGATCGGAAGCCAGCCCGAGACTTCGCCGGAAGGCTGAAAGGTGACTTTCGCCATGTGCTTCTTAGGGTCGTAGCTGGTCACCAGCCCATGCCGCTCGTTGAAGTGCGACGCCATCCCGGCCTCGGAATGCCGGAGATGAAAATTAGCGAGATGATGCGACATTTCCCGAAGCCCTAGAAGTTTTGCTGAAGCCCGCCGGTGCCGCCGCCGGTCGCCGCCGCGCCGCCGCCCGCGGCGCCGCCCGCGCCGCCGCCGAAGCTTTCCGCGATGCCGCCGCCGCCGCCGCCCCGGCTGTTGCGGGCGACGACATCCATGGTGTAGCCGCCCATGCCGAAATGATGGTGGATCGAATCAATAATGTAGGTTTGGTCGAAAGCGGTGTCGCCGCTGACAGAGAGCCCTGAGCCGACATTGACGCGCGGATCGCCGACGACTTTGACGTGCACCGTAAGCTCATGCCGGTTGATCTCCTTGGCTTTGTTCTGGGCGCGCTCCTGTGTGTCCTGCTTCTTAAGCCCGGGGATATTGTACTGATATTCGACCGGGCCGCCATTCCCCCCGGCTTGCCCCTCGCCGACATTGGTTTGCTTCTCTTTGGTGTGCCAGCTCTCGATGGTGACTTTAATTTGCTTCCCGGCTTGCACATTGCGCTTGATCGAAAGCGTGAAGAAATCGGCTTTCTCCGGCGGCCCCTTTTTATAATTAACCGAGACGCCGCCGCCGCCTTGCGGATCGATGTCGTAGTGAAGGGTCATCCCCTCCATCCACCAGCGGGCGTTGTCTTGCTCCGCCATCTTCGAGACGATCGCCGCGCCTGTCTCCCCGTCCGCGATCTTGTTGTATTCGTCGTCGATCTCTTTTCCGGCGTTGGTGCCCGCCCCGCCGGTGACCACGCACCCGAGCCCGACTTGGGAGCAGACCTCCCGCACGACATCGGTTGTCTTCTTGCCGGTCCAGGTTTCGTTGATTTTCTTGTTGTGGAGCTTGATCGAATTGTCCCGCCCCGAAATGGTGATGGTGCCATTCTGCCCGTAATGGAAATCGGTCGCATCAACCTCCCCCGTGATCAAAACCCCGCTTCCGTTGACATTCTGGGCGGTGACGGTGACTTGAGTGTCGCCGATGGCGGCGAGCGCCGCTTCGGCGCCGGGATAATAGAGGGGGATGGTGACCGAAAAGGTGCCGCTGCGGCGGGTGCCGCTCTGCTCAACATTCCCGGATAGGACCGGGAATTGGGCGCCGTTGACTGAAATCCAGGCGCGATGCGGGGCGACGCCTTGAGATGTGGCCATTAGCTACTTTCCAAGGATGCCATCAAGGGGTGCATCGGATAGAACCGGCGGCAGCAAGATCCGGCGCACCCCCCAAATCCACGGATCGACCATGCCGTTGATATGCGCCAGCTCCACCCATCGCATCGCGTCGCCAAGCTGCTGTTCCGCGACATGAAAAAGCGTTGTGCCGCTGACATAGATCGAGCGGGCGGGGATGGTCGCGGCGATATAAGTGGTTTCGGGAATAATGGTCATGATTGAATCAGAGTAGTTCGTTGCGCCGGGATGGTTTCGATATCCCCAACCAAAAGATCGATGTTAAGGGAAGCGCGGCTGATAACA